TATACGATTTGTTGTCTAGATGGTACAAAATATCAAAGGTACCAGTTTTACTTAATACTAGTTTAAACATTAAGGGTCAACCATTGCTTAATGATGAGAGTGATATAATTAATTGGGAACAAACATACGGAGCAAAAATATTACAATGAATAAAAAAATATTTGTGTCTATTCCAGCATGGGAAGATACTCATTTAGTTGATACTATGAATCATATTTTAGATACTGCCTACTATCCTGAAAATATTGTATTTGGATTAGGGTTAAATTATAAAGAAGAACCAGATTTATCAATGTTTAATAACGTAAAAATAGTTAGAGACAAAGATATAGCAGAAGGTCAGCCAGGTATAGTGGGCATTAGAGAGGCTATAAGGGGTCTAATAGACGATGAACAATATTTCTTGGGGATAGACGCTCATGCAGATTTTGAACTTAATTGGGATACGTGTTTAATAGAAGATATAGAAGAATTAACTAAAAATAATGAAAAGAGAATTATATCTAGACAGGCTACAGCAGTTGTACAGGGCAGGTATAATTGGAAAACAAAATGGATTATGGGTGGAAACTTTGATGAATTAGACTTTCACGGCGAAGTTATTGAGTTTGACTCCATATTAGATAAAGATAAAATAAATGAAAAATATTTTAAAAATTATTATATTTCTTGTAATTTTATTTTTGCAAAATGTTCTGACATTAAAGCAATAGAATTTCCTTCATATCATAGATTTCCATTTGAAGAGCCAGAACAATCTATAGCAGTATATTGTCAAGGTTATGATGTAGTTGCCCCATACGCTGATAATATAGTTCATTATGCTGGTAACGACATTAAATACTCATTTCCTTATGATGAAAGATGGTGGAAGTTTGTTGGAACTGATCGTAATGATCCAAATCACTGGACTAGAATATGGATCTAACTTTTTAAACTATACAAGAAGTATTATAGATTTTTATAATGAAATAGGCATAGAAGAAGATTATTGGCAAGTAAGAAGAAGCGTTCTTAATAGCAAAACATATTCATAATGGAAAAAGTTAGATTTGGTTTTATAGGTGCAGGATTAATTGCTCGCATTGCCCTTTACCCTGCACTAAGAAACTCTTTATTTGGTGAAATTTATGCGGTAGCGGCAAAAGATGCTGATAGGGCAAGGGTATTATCTCCTACAGGAAAAATTTATACCAATTACCAAGACTTACTTGATGATCCAAAAGTAGAGGCTGTCTACATCTCTCTTCCCAATTCCCTTCACATTCCTTGGTCAATTAAGGCTATGCAGGCTGGCAAACATGTTTTGTGTGAAAAACCAATAGCAATGAATGCTCAAGAACTAAAGGAAGCAATCAAGGTTTCAGAAAGTACTGGCAAATTATTAATGGAGGCAAGTTGGAATAGATGGCATCCTCGAACTGTCAGGATTAAACAATTAGTTGACTCAGGTGTTATTGGTCAAATTACTAAAATTAATGCTAGTGCCACACATTATCAAATAAATGATATAAATAAAATTAGAACAACCAAAGAACTAGGTGGAGGAAGTCTTTATGACCTTGGTCCTTACTCTGCAGTTGCACCATTGTGGATAACTGATTTTGCCCCTGTCAAAGATATTGCTACTGAAGTTGTTTGGCATCCAAACCAAGTTGATGAAACTTTAAAAATTAATTACACAGTTGGCAATGCTCAGGCATCTATACTCACTTCAATAAATATTCCCAATACAGATATATTAATTATAACTGGAACAGAAGGAAAGATATATACCAATAAAAATGATGCTTTTTTTTCTTGTAAACAGCCAAGTAGTTTGACTATTGAAGGTAAAAATGGTATAATGGTAGAAGAGTTTAAAGCATGTGACCCTTATCAATTAATGGCAGACTCATTTGCCAAAAAGATTAGAGGAGAACAGACTTGGACACTATCACTAAATGAATCTGTAAAATTTGCAGAATTGTTTGATGAATTATTCAAGAAAATGGAGACGTATGAAAAAGGAATCTAAAAAAAGAAGTTTTTATAAAAGTATAAGTTGGCCTATTGTTCACATATTTTTTGTTGGTACGTTAGTATATTTTTTTGAAAAAGCAATTACTGGTGAAGCACACTGGGAATATGCTGGTTCATTTGCAATAGTGTATACAATGTGTGAAATGCTTGGATATTATTTACATGAAAGAGCCTGGTCAAGGTTTGGTAAAAAGGTGGATTAATGCCCATCTATGAATATATATGTAAAAAATGTCAAATAGAATACTTAAAAGTTCGCTCAATTAGGGAAAATGATCCAGGGTATAGTTGTGAAAAATGCAACTTACCCTTGATCAGAAGATATGATTCAGTAGCCAGTGTATTTAATGGTGATGGATTTTATTCAACTGATAAAAGAAAAAAATAGCATACTAGACAAAATTCACGGTATATGCTAGAATTGATATAACTACTAAACAAAGGTATAATTATGTTAATGACTCAAACAACCTCTGATCAAAAAGAATATCTATTAACATTACACGATAGATGTGATAGGTGTAATGCACAAGCCTATGTAAAGGCTATAGGCCTAGATGGAGACTTGTTGTTTTGTGCACATCACTATAATAAAATTGTTGACAACGCTGTTGGATATGATAAGATTATGAAATTTGCTATTAACATAATAGATGAAAGAGATAAGTTGATTGAAAACAAGTTGAAAGGACAGGACTAATTATGCGTACAGTTCATTTTTTTGGTTTAGACGCAGAAACTAGAAATCAAGTTGCAAAAGGTTTTTCAGATAAAATGGGTGGCTTTTTTTGCACAGATAGAGAGTTACCTACAGCAAGTACAGAGTCACCATACGCAAGATGGTTAAGAACTATTGGTACAGTGGCATCAAGAAATAAGATAGAACTTTTTGTTCCAAGTGGATATTTTCCAACAATAGAAGCAAGAGAACAGTTTAGAGATTATCCAGATTATTTTCCTAACACTCTAAGTGTTTGGGTAGATACAGTTGATGAGGCAGATGCAGTTCCTCCAACTCCAGTTCCAAATGCTCCATCTGATTTTAAATGGGAAGCACCACTAGAACACGAATACCACTTTGTAATAACAAAATCTATGGGTTCTATAGATAGTATGATTGCACAGGTTGTTTTGCAATACGATAGGCACTTTAGTTAAAATGATAATTCAATTTATGGGTTTGCCTGGATCTGGTGCTACAGAAATTGCAGATGCAGTTAGAGATAGAATTAACGGTTTGCACCTAGATAGACAAAGATATACAGATGTTTTTGGCGGTATGTCAGAAATACAATATTATTATAAACTTGGTATATTAGCAAAAACACTAGAACAAACACAGGATAAGCCAGTTATTGTTGACTCAGTATTTAATTTACAACAACATAGAGATGTTTTTGGAAAACCCAATATTATAGTTTGGGTAGATACAATAGAGAATACATCATCAAGAGTTTGGGAAGATCCAGAGGTATTTCATCATAAAATAGTTAATACTGGTGATAGTCATGAAGATGCTTTACCAACAAGAGCAATAACTATTATTAGAAAGTTTGGTCTTTTTGATTGGAAAGAAGATACTACTTTAATGTTAGATACTTATCAAACATGGAATGAAGTAAATTCTGGACAATATGTAGATGCCTTGTATATAAACCCACAAGTTGTTGTGGGAGTTAAACATGTTTCTGGGATGACAAAAGATGATTTGTTGCATTTTGAACAAGTTAGTGAAATGATTAAACTTGATTTTCCAAATGCTAAGATAATTAAACTACCTAATATTAAAAGTGTTGTGCATAATGAAGATAGTAGTTTTAAAGTAGAAAAACTAGGAGAAAATAATGGGTAAACATCACGACAAAATTCAAAAAGCCTTAGAAAAAAGAATTGCTAAGGCACCAAATAAAAGTGGTTTTCATGTTCCAGGGAGCATGAATAAAAAGAAAACAGGATATATGGGGGTAAAAGCAAATGGTGCAAAATAAAATTTTAATTGCAATTTGTGCAACAGTATTATCTTTAAATACCATTTCTGCAAATGCTGTAGATAGTAAATATAAAGATGCACTATCAGCATTGAACACATTAAAGGTTGCTGATGAAGTTCGTACAGGATATAAAAGAGAACAATTTAAACACTGGGTTGGTGTTGGTAATGGTTGTGATTCTAGAAAAGCAGTTATTATTTCAGAAGCAATTGTAAAGCCAACTGTTGATAAAAAGTGTGCAATTACAGGTGGCAAATGGTTAAGTATATATGATAATGCAACTGTAACCGAAGCAGGCAAACTTGATGTTGACCACATGGTTCCACTAGCAGAAGCATGGGATTCTGGTGCGAGTGCATGGGATGCTAAAAAACGTGAAGCATATGCAAATGATCAAACTGATTTAAGACACTTAATTGCAGTAACTGGTGCATCTAACAGATCAAAATCAGATAGAGATCCAGCAGAATGGCTGCCAACAAACAAAGCATACATTTGCGAATATTTAACTAACTGGGTATCAATTAAAGTTAGATGGTCACTATCCGTTGATAAAAAAGAAAAAGATGCAATTATTACAGGTTTAAAACCTTGTAAGAAAACTTCATTTTCTGTATCGTTAATAAAGTAGAAACTTAACAATGAGTGACAATCAAGATATTATAGCCAATCTTATTTTATCTGGTGCTTTAGAAGTTGCTGGAATAGACATTGAAACTGGGGAACCATTATATAATTTTACTTCTAAATTAGAATATGTTAATCCAGAACTTCATAACGAGATGGCTACATATTTTACCAGAGAAACCATGGCACTTTGGCAGCACGGTTTTATAGCAATGGATGTAACTCAGAAAGAACCAACAATTAATTTATTACCAAAAGCCTTTAATAAAGAAGAGGTTGATAAGTTAAAAGAAAATAATAAGTACACATTAAAAGAAATAATTAGAATCATTATGGAAAAAGAATAAAACAAATGGAATTTTTATTAGGTGTAGTAACAACAACTCTTATACTATTTTTATCTACTTTATTCTTAATCAATAAAAAAAATAAACGTGATCCATTTTTTTTAATTAAATACAGCCAAAGCCATATACATAAAATTTTAGCACCAATTCTTCCACAGGTTGATCAAATAACTAAAAATATTCCTAAAAATAATCAATCAAGAAAACATCTTAAAAGTGTAAATATTAGGATATTGATTGTAGATGGCAAGGCATATTGGACTAAAAATAACGTATTTTATGTGTCTGACATTATTAATGGGGATGTAGATAAAGATAATGCTAAGGTAGTTGACACAATGGGTATGAGTAAGGTAGAATTAGATAAGATGCTTTTTATTATAGACCAACTTAGAAAGGGTGAATAGTTATGATAATTGCAGTTCAGGGCAGCAAAAGTTTTGACGATTATAGCATATTTATCAGGGCTATGGGTGTAGCACTAGCATCACTGCCAGAAGATGATACTAAGTTTTATATCTATTCAGCAGGTCCAGCAAAAATTAATTCTATGGTTTCAGAGTTTTCAAATTTATCTGAGCGAGGATTAAGGGCAAGGGGTAAGAAAATTAAATTTTTTAAAGTTGCCCCAACTTGGCTAAAAGAAAATTTTGATTCAATTGGATACTTTGCTTATTTAAGTACTCCACAGGATCAACCTTCTGCATTAGTTGCAGAAGCAGAACTTCACAACGTTGAAGTTGGAATATTCCGCTACTAGAGAAAGAAAAATAATGTTACAACATAAACACATATTAATTAATGCTAGAGTAAAGAATCCACTAAAAACTCCAGAAGATGGTGTTGGTTTTTTAACAAGACTAGTTTATGCAATACAAATGAAAATTATTAAAGGTCCATTTGCTTCTTATGTTGAGGCAGAAGGAAATCGTGGCTTAACAGCAGTAGTAATGATTGAAACATCTCACATTGCTTTTCATATTTGGGATGAAAAAGATCCTGCAATGTTGCAATTCGATTTATATACATGTGGAGAACTAGATAAAGATATTGTTCTTGAACACATAGATAGAGAAATGCAAATTGAATCAATGGATTGGATTCTGTTTGATAGAGAGACTGGCTTTAAAGCAATTGATTTAGGTGCAAAATGATAATTGATAAATTAGAAGTTATGGAATCAATTGTTTCAAATAATAAAAAGTTGTCTTGGGATGGTTGGGATGTAATAGAGATGACACAATCAGATAAGGGGCGTTTGTCTACTGCTGGTGCCTTTGTTAATGGAGCATGGTATATTAAAAAAATATTTTCACCATCAAGAGATGGTTGGAATATTCCAACTAAATATGTAGGATAATATGAAAAAACATGAATGGAAAGAAAAAGGATCATGTTATAAATATGACACTAACATTTTTTTTGAAAAATATGAAAATGATTTAATGCTTAGGCCAGCCATAGACAAACTATGTTCAGGGTGTCCTGTTATGAAAGAATGTTTTTCTGTTGGAATCACTCAAAAAGAATGGGGAGTTTGGGGCGGTATTTATCTTGAACAAGGAGAAATATCTAGAGAATTTAATAACCATAAAACAAAACCTATCTGGGCAAATATTTGGCAAACCTTAACCATGGGTACTAGTAAATAATAGCCTCTGATATAATGTTATAGGACTAATAATGTATACTGACAGCATGAAAAGGGCTTTTCGTTCTATTACTGCACCTAAAAACTTTGGTGTGCAGATTGTAGACAACGATAACTTTTTGTCTGTAAAAATAGATGCTAGGTCTTTGATTAAATTAGATCATGATTCAAAGATAGAAGCAGTTCAGTACATATTTAAAGTTAAAAAGGCATTGGAGCAAAATGGTGCCATAGTTTTACTGACAAGAGAGGCCATCAAAGATGCAAAATAGTTGGTTAATATTTTTATTAATATTTACTACAGCATTGTCTATGGCAACTGTATTAAAAAACATATGGTTAAAGTTCAAGTATACTGATGCTTTAAGTAAGATATTTCAAATGCAAATAGATGCAACTACAACAAATGCTTTTCTACTTGATAAATTAAAAGATAGAGATAAGGAAGAGTCTGTAAAAACAGATGTTCAAGAAGGTTTTATAACTTTTCTTAATCAGTCTAGAGAGTCTGCTTTTGAATATATAGAAAATGTACAAAATACATTAGGCAATGTCATAACAGACTTACGTCCAATTGTAGAGTTTCATGATAAGTACGGTGCTATTTTTGATACAGATACTAGAGATCAAATGAGTGTTGTATCCAACTCATTTCATGAATTAAAGAAATTGGTTCCAGAGGAGGTAGATCTTGATAAGGCTTAAAGACCCAACAGAGGTAGCCTGGAGTGCTTTTCGTGTATGTGAAGAATATTCTTGTGCTGAAGAATCAACAAGAATATTTAATGATCATCCACGAGAATTAAACTTATGTGACTTGCATATGAGTCAGGTACAAAGGACAATGTTTTTATCATGACCAACAGTCAAGAAGTAAACTTTATTCCATCTAGTCAAGATGCAGAGTTTATGACTCCACGACCACAGTCTGCAAAAAACTATTTACCTAAATGGTTTAAGGATATGCCAATTCTTCAACCAACACTCAAAGGTAATAGGGAAGACGGTACAGCAAAAAAATGTCCACCTTTTATAGATGCATTAACTTCTGGATATACTCAAGAATTAATATGTGATGTTGAAATTGTTAATCTAGGTACTGATCCAAATACAGGAAATGATATTTTAAATTATAAATGGGCAGGACCAATTAAACCATTGTCAACAAGAGCACATGACACTGATTCTAGAAGAGTGTTTCCAAACTTTGATGGATACTATACTACGGAGTTTCACTGGATAACTCAGTGGGAACCTCAAACTCCTGCAGGGTATAGCACATTATATTTTCATCCAGCAAATAGATTAGACTTACCATTCTTAACAATGAATGGTATTATAGATACAGATAAATGGTCTGTTAATGGACCAATACCTTTTATGGTAAAGAAAGGGTTTGAAGGTTTGATACCTGCTGGAACTCCAATATATCAAATGATTTTTATTAAAAGAGAAGATTGGACTTCTCAAGGATTAGAATATAATGATAAACAATTTAAAAAAATGTCTTATGGAATTAAAAAAGTAATGGAAAATGGATACAAAAAAAACTTTTGGTCCAAGAAAAGTTACTCATAGGTTTGAGCATATTGAGTGCTCAAAGAAAAAAGGAGAAATAAATAATGGATAACAAACAACTAAAGGCTGCTCTTGCATCATACGGACGTTCTGTCCTTGGTGCTGCACTAGCATTGTATATGACTGGCGTAACAGATCCAAAAGATCTAGCATACGCATTGATAGCAGCAATTGCACCAGTAGCATTACGTGCAATTAATCCAAACGATAAAGCATTTGGAAGACTTCCAGATGTAACAGAAGTTGAAAAAGCAGTTAAGTCTGCTAAGAAGCCTGCTAAAAAATAAACAGGTGTGATTTGAGGCAGGTGGTTTTAATTAACTGCCTGTCTCATTATTAAATAAAACACCAAGAGCAGTGCCAGAATATGGCAAATCTTCATCAGCAATATTATCCTCAACATTAAACCTAAACCAAGTTAACATGGTGTGTCTATCTCCACTAATTACTCCAGTAACTCCATGTTTAAACTTTCCTGGAAACATGATTAAATCTCCAGCATTTGGTTTGATTTCTTTATTAAATTCTGGAAAAAATATTTTTCCTCCAACATATTCATCATTTAAATAACAAATTGCTGCTAAATTATATTTATAATATCCATCATGCATTGCTGGAGATCCATCTGGACGTTCACAATCAGAATGAACTGGCATTGGTTTATCATAGCCAAGATTCCACTTTATTAAATGACTTGGTATATAGGCTTTATAATCAAAGTCAACATTGTATGGTATAGCATAATGCTGGCATATTTGATCATATATTCTTTTTTCACTATCTATAAGTATATTGATAACTTCTTGGTTATCTATATTATTTCTGTCAATTCCACCTTCTGCCCTACATTCCTTTAGCCAGTGATTAACTAGGGCAAGGCTGTTTTTATTTATAAAGTTTGATATTGTAACTATCCTATTTTCAGAATATCCTATTTTGTCAAACTGCTCTAAATACTTTTCATAAACCATATAGAAATTATAGCACCAAGAGGTGGTATAATGGATTTATGCCATATCATGTTGGAGCAAAAGGCTCATACGGATGTAAAGGGTACCCTGCCCTAAAAGACGACGGTACAGTCATGGGTTGTCATAAAACAGCAAAAGAAGCAGCAGCACAAATTTATGCTATTAATCGTTCTGAAGGTAATATAGGTAAAGCCATGGTTAAAGAAGGCGACATGGTTATGGCACCACATGAAGAAGAAATGTATGTTGGTCGTGTAGTTCATGTAATGACAGAAGGAATGCTTGGTATGCCAGGATCAGAATATTCTCTTGAAGCATCACCAGAAGAGCCTGCTATTTTAATTCAATTATTTGAAATGGAAGAAGGCGAACTTGAAGAAACAGAATACTTTGTTGGTGCAAAAGCAAAAGATGTAATGATTTTACCTAATATGGAAAATGATGAAGAAATGGATAAGTCTATGTCTTCAGGATCTTCTGATGATGAAGAAGATGAAGATGATGTAAAAAAAGAATATGAAGGTTGCGGATGTCCAACATGTAAAGAATTAAATGTAAGTTGTGAACAATGTCCAGTATGTCAAGCAAATGAAATGAAAAGTGATTGCTGCGGCAACATGAATAAGCAAGCCCCATGTTGGGATGGATATGTACAACGTGGTATGAAGCCAGGAGCAAATGGTAAGCCAGTTCCTAACTGTGT